AGACAATAGAGTTAATTTCAAATACACCGATTATCCACATATGAAACCTATTCGAATAGCAACAAAAGGAAAAGGTTTTTGGGGTGCAATCATATTATGGTTCTTCGGAACAAGACATTGGGAAGTTGTAAAAGATTTCAATTATTCTTTAGATGGAAAGCAATATATAATACCAAAAGGATTTAAATTTGATGGTGCAAGTGTACCAAAATTTTTAGCTCAATTTCTTTCACCTGTTGGTTTGTTATTGATAGGTGGATTAGTTCATGATTATGGATATAAGTATGAAACACTATTACTAAAGAATAAAAAGACAATAGGTATTAAAAATCAAAAATGGATGGATGAAACATTCAGAGATATAAATATCGAAGTCAATGGATTTTACTTATTAAACTATCTTGCTTACTGGGCATTGAGAGTAGGTGGATTTGTTGCATGGAATAAACATAGAAAAGTGAACGCAAAAATTATATAGGAGATAATTATGAAAGTAGGCGATCAAATAATACTAGCAGCTTTAAAACAAGCTGAAGGAGAACTTGAAGTTCATAAAGCTAACATTAATGTGTATCAAACAATGCCGGCAGGTATTGGTGAACACGGCGATATAACCGAAGCAGTAATTGCGGAACTTGATAAGATGGCAGCTGCTTATGATAGAATTGAAATGATTGAAAAATATTTTTCAAAAGATGGTGAATAAGTCCTTTACAAAAGTTGTTTTTTAATATATAATAGATACAACAATCAAAAAAGACAAGAGGTAAGAAAATGCAACAATCTGTTGACACAAGGAATTTTTTGTCTCAAACTAAGTTTTATGAAGGTTACTCTCGTTTTATAGAGAGTGACGGCAGATATGAAACTTGGGATGAGGCAGTGGATCGTGTAATTGATATGCACGAACAACATTATATTACTAATAATAACAGACTACAGCCGTTTGTAGAAGAAGCTCGAAGTGCTTATAAAGAACAGCGAGTTCTTGGTGCTCAAAGAGCTCTACAGTTCGGTGGTGAACAATTAATGAAACATCAAATGAGGATGTATAACTGTACGTCTTCATATATCAATAGACCGGAGTTTTTTGGTGAAGTATTCTACATATTATTATGTGGTGCAGGTGCAGGTTTCTCTGTACAGAAACATCATATCAAAAAACTACCTAAGATACAAAATAGAACTAAACAAGCGAAAGGTTATATAGTTGAAGATTCAATTGAAGGTTGGGCTTCAGCTTTAGACATTCTTATGTCATCTTTTTTCGTTGGTGGAGGTAAATATCCAGACTACGAAGGAAGAAGAGTATTCTTTGATTTATCACAAATAAGACCAAAAGGCGCAAAAATATCTGGTGGCTTTAAAGCACCAGGGCCAGAAGGTTTACGTAAGTCACTGGATAAAATAGAACACTTACTTCAAGGTATTGTATTAGATTCCAAAGAACCAATAGCAATTAAACCTATAAACGCATATGATATAACAATGCATGCAGCTGATGCGGTATTGTCAGGAGGTGTACGTAGGTCAGCAACCATTTGTCTTTTTTCGCCTGATGATGAAGAAATGATGAATGCAAAAACTGGTAATTGGTTCATGGATAATCCTCAAAGAGGAAGGTCTAACAACTCTGCAGTTATTGTAAGAGATAAGACTACACCGGAAGAGTTTGGCAAGATCATGGAATCAGTCAAGCAATTCGGTGAACCAGGATTCGTTTTCGTTGAGTCTACAGAACATACCACAAATCCATGTGTTGAGATTGGTATGTTTCCACAGATTAATAAAAAGTCAGGTTGGCAGGGTTGTAACCTTACTGAAATCAACGGAGGGAAATGCAATACCGAGGAAGACTTTTATAAGGCATGTCGAGCTGCGTCTATCCTCGGTACCCTACAAGCAGGGTACACAGACTTCAAGTTTTTAACAGATACTTCTAAATTGATATTTGATAGAGAAGCATTGCTTGGAGTTTCAATTACTGGATGGATGAATAATCCTGATATTCTTTTTGATCAAAAGATATTAGAGAAAGGTGCAAAGATTGTTAAAGAGGTTAACAAAGAAGTTGCTCAAATAATAGGTATTAATCCAGCAGCAAGAACTACTTGTGTAAAGCCAAGTGGTAATGCATCTGTGTTATTACAAACAGCGTCGGGTATTCATGCAGAACATTCAAATATGTATATAAGAAATGTACAAATGAATAAAGAATCAGAAATAACTCAAGCAATCATGAAAACTAATCCTTACATGGTTGAAGAATCTGTTTGGTCATCTACAGGAACAGATGTTGTTGTTTCGTTTCCAATACTACCTAAGAAAGGTTCAATGTATAAAGATGACCTATTGGGTATCAAACATCTTGAACTTGTTAAGAAAGCTCAAAAGCATTGGGTTGAAACTGGAACTAATGAAGAACTTTGTGCAGACAAAGGTATAAGACATAACGTGTCTAATACAATCATTGTAGATGATTGGGATAATGTAGAAAAATATGTTTATGAAAACCGTGATGCATTTGCAGGTATTTCATTCTTAGCAATGACTGGCGATAAAGATTATAATCAGGCTCCAAACACTGGTGTCATTGATTCTAAAACTATGGTTAAGAAATATGGTGATGCATCAATATTTGCTTCCGGTTTAGTTGTAGATGCACTTAAAGTATTTCCAAATCTATGGGATGCGTGTTCAACAGCAAATGGTTTTGGTTTAGATCTATCTGTGGAATCTTCAGAAAATTCTGCAAGAAAAGATTGGGTACGTAGGTTTGAAAACTTTGCAAACAATTACTGTGATGGAGATAAGAAAATTTCTGAAGGTTGTTTAAAAGATGCATACTTATTACACAAATGGAAAAAGATACAATCAAACTTAAAACAGATTGATTGGAAAGAAGATATAACAGAAAAGAAGTATACTGATGTTGATACACTCGCTGCAGCAGCCTGTGCAGGTGGAGCATGTGAAATCGATTTCTAAAGTCGTTTCACCTTGCATAAATATATGTACATTGCAAGATGATTTTTGCATTGGTTGTGGTCGATCAACACAAGAAATTGCAGAATGGGCTACAGCGTCAATGAAAAGAAAGGAAAAGATTCTTGAAAGACTACCAGATAGATTGCGAAGAATGTGATGAAACAACCTATGTGGCTTCGTATAAAGAACCTATTTTCTGTCCGGTCTGCGGTAGAAGAGCAGAAGCAGAAGAAGTTCAATCCATGGAAAAGGATTGATGGAGAAAAAATGACCGATGTTCAAAAAATGGATAAAGGTTTTAACGGTAAAACTTATAGTATAAATGGAATAGATGTAGACTTTTAATGGCAAAAGCAAAATTTAAAAATCCCGTAGTTAATTGGATAGACCATAGACTTGGTATATTTTCATTCATGAATCATGAACTCAATGAATATCCTACACCTAAAAATTTAAATTATTTTTGGAACTTCGGTTCTTTAGCAGGTATATCACTTGTGGTAATGATTATTACAGGTATTGTTTTAAGTATGAACTATACAGCTCATATTGATTATGCATTTGATTCTGTTGAAAGAATAATGAGAGATGTCAATCACGGTTGGTTAATACGTTATATTCATATGAATGGAGCAAGTTTCTTTTTCATTGTAACGTATATACATATATTTCGTGGACTGTATTATGGTTCTTACAAAGCGCCGCGTGAACTTCTCTGGATCCTTGGTGTTTTAATATTACTATTAATGATGGCCACAGCGTTTATGGGTTATGTGTTACCTTGGGGTCAAATGAGTTTTTGGGGTGCCACTGTAATAACTAATCTGTTTAGTGCAATACCATTAGTGGGTGAACAATTTGTTACGTGGTTATGGGGCGGATTCAGTGTTGATAATCCACTATTAAATAGATTTTTTAGTCTTCACTTTGTTTTACCTTTTGTTATAGTAGGTACAGTTATACTGCACTTAGTTGCACTTCACAGGTTTGGTTCCAATAATCCTATAGGCATTGACGTTAAAGGAACACAAGACACATTACCTTTTCATCCGTATTATACTATCAAAGATTTATTTGGATTAAGTATATTCTTAACATTTTTTGCAGCTGCAGTTTTCTTTTTTCCTAATTTTATGGGGCATCCTGATAATTACATACCTGCAAATCCAATGGTTACACCTGCACACATTGTGCCTGAGTGGTACTTCCTACCTTTTTACGCTATACTGCGTGCAGTACCTGATAAATTAGGCGGTGTACTATTAATGTTTGGTGCAATAGCAGTACTCTTTATTTTACCTTGGCTTGACAGACAACCTATACGTAGTTCAAATTTCAGACCTCTATATAAAATATTCTTTTGGATATTATTTGTTGATTGTATAGCACTTGGATATCTTGGTGCAATGCCAGCTGAAGGAATATATGTTACACTAAGTAGATTAGCAACCGGTTATTACTTCTTTCATTTCTTAATATTACTACCTTTACTTCCAAGATTTGAAAAAACAAAACCATTACCTGTTAGTATAGGTACACCAATATTTCAGTCTTCAAGTCCACTTTCTTTAAAAGGTGCAGTGTATAAAAAAGAATAAATAACTTTATGTGGTATTATAATAATGAACTATATGAAATAACACCAGAGGAATACCAAGGCTTTGTTTATCAAATCACCGAACTTGACACTGACAAAAAATATATTGGAAAGAAGAACTTCTGGAAACCTAAGACTCTCCCCATCACTAAAACACGTAAGAGACGAGTACGAACGCGTATTGAATCTGATTGGAAACAATACTATGGTTCATCAAATGAAGTATGCAGACTTGTGGAAGAACGCGGAACCGAAAAGTTTAAAAGGGAAATAATAAAACTCTGTAAAACAAAAGGTGAAATGTCTTATCATGAAGCAAAGATGCAATTTGATAATGATGTACTATTACGTGAAGACTATTACAATAACTTTATAGGTTGTAAAATACATGCCAAACATTTAACAAGTTAATAACTTTTTTTAAATTAAATGCATTTTTTCCTTTACATCTGCGTAAAACTGTGGTACAATAGATCTATAAAATAAAAAAAGCGGAGTTAAAAATGTTAAAAAATTTAAAAAACCTAGTTAAAGAATTAGACAAACAATCAAAGTCAAAGTGGGCTATTAAAGAAGATATGGCCGATATGTACAAAGAAGATGCATCTGATACCGATGCAGTTCTTACACACATGTTACTTGGTAATTACAGTAAGGCTAAGAAAAAGCTACAAAGAATGGACACATTACCAAGGGACAACGCTATATATGCTATAGCTGAAGACTTTGACAAATATTGGATTGAAACTAAACTAGGATGGAGAATTAATTAATGCCTAAAAAATCAAATGTAATAAATTTTAAAAAAGAAAAACTAAAAAAGTTTAATGAAGAGAATGAAATTATCTTTACTG